TATCGCAACTAAAACATTTAGCTGAACCGTCTGCGTTTACTGATACTGCATCACTACTACCACACTCATGGCATGGTAAGTGAAACTTTACAAATTTTGTTTGTTCCATATTTAACCCTCATAAAAATAAAAAAGCCACCCATGTTTCAGAGTGGCTTAGTTTGGAGATACAATATGTTAATTAAGATTCTTCGGTTGAAGTTTCCTCATCAACATTTTCTTCTTCAGACTCTACCACTGCCTCAGGAGTATCCTTTAAGAGGGCTTCAAGATTTCCCCTGTGTGTTGCACTCGCAAAGTTTAAAGCTTCTAAAACTGTTTCTAATGTTCCGACTTTATTGATAGTCACTTGAGCATTAATTTTAGTTTGTTCGTCTTCGATTTTGGTAACATCGTATGTGAGTGTTCCGTCATCATTTTTAATTGTTATAATCATATTAAAATTCCTCCCCGTCTCCATAAGGGTCTAACTCAGCACCATCTTGTGATTTAAGAGGTACTAAATCAATTACTTGCATAGCTTGAAAGTCTAATCCTTTAAAGCTACCATATTTATTATCAGTTTCCCACTCGTTGTATTGAACTTTGACAGTTGAACCATTTCCAACTATCTCATCCATAGGATTTTTATTAGCATCAAAAAGTTTAGGTGCGTTTCTGACCATTCCATTAGGTCCATTCACTTTTCTTTTGATGGTAATAGCTCTACCAACAGGTGTTTCACTACCTGACTCATCCTTTATGGATAAGTTTTTAACTCTAAATCCACGAGATTCAAAGTCATTTGCAACTTTCTCATCAACTACTAAATCAACTGTATACACAGGTTCATAAGTAGTATTAGGTGTAGTTACTGATGCCCAATAGGCTTTTCCTTGTATTACTGCCATAAAATTTCCTCCTTTGGCTGTTTAATTGTGTGCAATTATACACTGGTTTTTATTATTTGTCAACATCTAAATCCAATAAAGTTACTAAAAATGTATCGTTTGTCCACCTAACTTGATAACAGATAGGTTCTTTAGGATTGTTATGATTATATTCTACTACATAATCAACCCAATTTCTATATTCATTTTCTGAAATTTCTTTATTAGTAAATAGCTTTATCATATTTGTTTTTATGTCCACCATGTTGGCTTACTCCTGTTTTTGTTCCATTGTGCATAATGTTTCTCATGTATAACATAATCTCTGTATGCAACAATAGGGTCTTCGTTTTTATATTCATCCGGCATAGCTTGTGCAAGTGGAGTCATGCCTTTATCCTCTATGTTATCGGGTGCAAAGAACAAAGGTGTAGACAGCTTAGTAATACTTGCATGTTCTCTACCATACCTATGTTTGTATTCTTTACCAAGTGCTATGAAGTGTTTGTATAGCCACTGATAATTATCAAAAGATTCTCTAGCCCATATAGTACAAGGATGATTTTTGTATGCCTCTTTGTAAAGTCCATTAGCATCTGCATAGTCATCACCGTCTAACACTCTATGAGCAGTACACAACATCTGTGCAGTTTCAAGTGGCATTTTTACTAGCATCTTGTCAGGCTGTGCCTGTGCTGATTTAATAGGGCATTTATCAAAATAAAATATATTCATTTTCTTTTCCTCTTTCTTCTCTCCCATCTATCTTCTGCATCCATTACAAGTAAGATAGTTCCTGTTATACACGTTGCCATAAACAATCCTAACATGCTTATAACAAGTATGTCAAGAATCATTTTGGTTTCCACAATTATCTCTTAAAACTTTTGATAACTTTTGAGTAGCATCTAGTTTATCTTGTAGTTCTACTACATCTAATTCTAGTATAGCTATGTGAGTTTCCAAAGCTTTAATATCTTCTGCATTGTTTCTACTATCATCATGCACAACAACAACTAAACCATAGTATATCATACCAACTATACACCATAGTAAACCTTTTATAAATTTATTTTTTATCATTTTTACTACCTCTTTTTATATATCTATAACTGTCAGCATCCCATTCAGCATCTAACATCTGTATTAACTCCCACTTAAGACTGCTTAAATTATGAACATCAGACAACCATAAATCGCTTGTCTCGTGTAAAGTATTTAACATGCTTTCAAGTTTACCTATGTATTTAAACATTGTATCGTACTCACTAACACTCATGTCAATAGTTACTTTGTTTTTTAATATTTTAGTTTTCATTTTTTACCCTCTGTATTCTACAAATAATTTTTTTATAAAGTTTTCTAAATCTGTAAAGCTTTCTTCAATAGTTTCCCAAGTCCTAAAATTATTTTCTAGTATTTGTTTTTCTATATCAACTGCTTTAAGTATTTCTTTTTCTATTACATTGATATTCATTTTCCTTGCCCTCTGTATTTTTTATAGTTAGCTTTTCTATTCTTATTCATGGTAGAGAATCCAACATTACCTCTACCTTGACTTGACTTCTTACCTCTAACACCTGTAGCAGAGACATGTCTATCTTGAAATGCTTTACTTTTTACTGCCATGCTACAAACTCCATGTAAGGTTCTTCAACGTGTCCTTCGGGTAACCACTCAACTCTATCAACAACCTCGTGTAAATCATAGGTAGTTCCTACGCTTTCTCCTTCATCATTGTGTGCTAGTATTAAACCTTTACCTGCAAAGTTTCGACCACTCCAAGAAAAGTATCTGTTGTCTTTTAATAGACCTTCATCATCAACATACAAATCATCTGACTCACAAAGTCTAACACAATCAAAAGTTCTACAGTCTATTAAGTCATAGATTTGTTTGTAGTCTCCTGTGTATTCTACTTCTGTTATCGTTTCCTCAAATGGATTTATTAGTATTGCTTTCATATTATCTCCTTATTATATTGCATAGTTATAAAACATACGTTCAGCTATGAACTCTAGTATTTCTTGTCTGTTGATATCTTCATCAAGTCCGTAGTTATCTGCGATAGTAAATATCTCTTCTTCTAACAGACCTTTAGAGTCTAGTTCTAATACTTCGTCCCATACCTTTTCGTATGCTTGGTCGTTTACTTGGTTACTCATTTGTCTCCTCACTTTTTAAAAGTTCTAATATCTTATCAAGTTTTTCTTCTTGTTCTTTTAGTAAATCATATACATCATCTATGTTCATCATGCATATTCCTCCTCTAAGTCATCTAAAAATTCATCAACTCTTTTAGCTACCCAATCTGGTATATCTGCTAAAGCTTCCTCTGTACCGTCTTCCCAAACAATACCTATATGCCATGCTTTAATTTTCATCATTTATCTCCTTATAAAATTGATTTACTATATCTTTAATATCAACCCAAGCATTTTGAAGGTCATCTGTAGGATAATCAGACCATTCAACCTCGTTTGTTACAACCTCATCTATTAAATTAATTTTATCTACTATACTAAGTTTCATTCTACCTCCTCTAAATCTTCAAGCTCTACATACTCTGCAATATGTGACCAATCAAGTTTGGGTGCATCAAATATTTTTACACTCCCGTCCTCGTTTAAAACTTCATTACCCTCTTCATCATATAAATAAAAAGTACACTCCCATACTGCGATATCGTAATTTTCTTTTTTCATTCTACCTCCTTGTTCTCACATTCATCACATATATTAAACCTGTCAACATAAGTATATTTGTGTAGTTGTTCTAGCTTTTCAAAGACTGTCATGCCTATATCATCATCTGATATCATATACATACTATCAGTTTTAGGAACTTCTTTGTGACACTCTGTGCAAAATACATTATACTTCATAGTATCTCCTTATTATATTTGAACTGCTTGTATTACAAAGCCACTTGTATCTGTTTTGGCTTTACCTTTTGCTCTTAGACCTACAACTACATTATCTTCATCAAGAAATCTCATGTCATGTGTGTCTCCGTCAATAACTTTAAGACCTTTGAAGAAACTAGGTAGTGTTTTAGTATTAAATACTACTGCCTTGTTGTGTTCAACATCACTAAATCTATCTGCATACTTTTGATTTGCTTCACTATAACTCCATGTCAAATGATAGTTAGGTATGTGTTTAGTTTTTCTTGTAGGTATTTTAGTGTAGTCATAGAACTGCACAGTCGGAAAGATTTCAAAGAGAGTCTTACCATTTACCTTGATAGTCTCCCATTGTATATCACTTGTGCCATTGAGTCTGACTGCTGGTAACTTACCTTTTTTGTCACAATAGTTTACAAACTTTGTAATGTCCTCAATAATATACTCCATAAAAGTATCTCTATCATTAAGAAACAAATCAGTCTTACGCTTTCTAGCATCTTGAATAGATTTGTAAACACCGCCTAGACCTGCTGTATTTAAACATGGCTCTTTACACTTAGCTATGTCTTGATAGGGACATATCTTAGTGCTTGAAGGGTGCATATACATATTGACATTCAAGTATTTGTCTTGAACTTTGTTGCTCTTTTCTAACTTTGAATTAGAATTGAGACTTGAAAGTAATTTAAAATTCATAGTCTATCTCCTCATATGATTTTTTCCAAATGTCAGGATTAAATTTAGATAATGTTTCTATTTCACAATCATCACAGACATGGGCTACAAAGTCCCCGTCATAATCATCACATCTAAACATTTCTTTACCACTACCACAATGACAATCTTGTGGTTGTATTCCATAACAAAAGCTATGCCATATCATAACCTATCTCCTCTAAATAGTCTTCTAGTTGTTGTAATACTTTAGCTTTATTACCCTTGAAGCCGAACTCTTTTTTGACAATACTATAACATGTCGGTGCTTTACCTGTCAAGCGAAGTCCTATCATCTCCATTTTTAAACCTTTATGTAAGGTTAAAAGTCTTGCCATAGCTATTTGCTCGGGCTTGTCTAACATTATATCCATATATATCTCCAATAAAATTAAAAGTGTGGCTAGTCACGTGGTGGTTTAGTTCTCATTCGTGTTTTATCCTTAACCTAGTTTTTCAAGGCTTTTACAAAGGCTCACTCCTAGCCACGTCTAGTTTTGTTTATCGTACAGGACTAGAAACCTCTACAACCTCCTACTTTTTACTAACAGAGAGTCATGCTAGACTAGTTTGATTTGTTTACCGACAGCTTAAAATACTAGCAAAGTCTGTCCGCAAATTATGGCTTTGTTGTTTAGAGTCTGTTCAAACCTCCACGCAAATGTGGGAAAATCAGACTACCCCGAATTTAATCTAGGATTTGTAGTTTGCCAAAGCAGACCTACCAACTGCTCCCTACTCTAGTAATTTTAGTCATACGCTAGGGACTGATGACTATTTTAAGCAAAGAGTCTTTTGTAAAGTCTTGCAAAAAATCCCTTTGTTGTCGCAATCTCATAGTCTTTGATAACATTCAAAGTATCTTGAACATCAATGTTATCAGCAACTTCAAGTATTTGCATACCTCTGTTATCTTTACCTAAAGGTGTAGGTCTAACAAAGTGTAGTGGTCTTGAAGGATTACCTCTTTGTTGATAAACAGAAACTTTAGCTTTATGAAAGCCAAGAAAGGTATCTCCTACAAGTGTTTCATTTCTATGTTTA